TATAGGTATTTCTCGTGGTGAGATATACAACCGTGTATACGGTGAGTATAAGTGAGGTTAAGAAACAGCATTCCTGTTATTCTTAGCCTTACAGTTTTTACTCATATATCATCTGGTGATACAGATAGACAGACAGGTTCTGGCATTAACAGGGGCTTAAATAAAAATAAAGCTTGCTTTTGTAGTAAAACTTCATAAAACTATAAGGCAAGCCTATCTACAAAGGATAACTTCATATGGCAAGAAACCTCACAGAAAACCAACAAAAGTTTCTAGAAGTACTTTTCGATGATGCTGGTGGTGATGTTGTGCTTGCCAAGAAGTTGGCAGGTTACAGTAACGGCACACCGACTCGCATTATAGTGGAGGCACTTAAAGATGAAATTGGAGAAGCTACAAGATCTTATTTCGCCCGTACAGCGCCTAAAGCTGCAATGGCTATGGTACAGGCTTTGTCTGACCCTACAGAGCTTGGGATAAAAGATAAGATGAGTGCCGCTAAAGACTTGCTTGATCGTGCTGGACTTGGTAAAGTAGATAAAGTTGATGTTACCTCAACAGGTGGCGTTTTTTATCTTCCACCAAAAGAAGGTACTAACGAATAGTAAGACCAAAGCACATAAGCAGAGACTTAGAGTATTGGGAGCTACCTAAACCAAAACGCGGCAAAGAGAAAGAGTGGCACGTTATAGCCAGACTATCTAAAAAGCCGCCATTTGGTTATGAGATACACCCTGACAACGAAGACTTATTACAGCCTGTACCACTTGAGTTAGAGGCCTTAGAGCTTGCAAAGCGGCATCTTCAACAGTATAGTTACAGAGATGTAGCTAATTGGCTCACAAAACAAACTGGACGCAGCATATCACATGCAGGTCTTAGACAGAGAATAAATATTGAGCGAAGACGTAAAAAAGCTGCTACAATTAAACGGAACCTTGCCAAGCGGCTCGAAACGGCGTTATCCGAAATCGAGAGGCTCGAAAAAGGCTGTATCGGAGCGTACTCAGAAGAGTGATAATGTAGTTATAACTCCGAAAGAGACTGTACCAGCACAGGCAGCACCTGCAGAGTTTGACGTTGAGGCGGCACAGGATGTAGTGTTCAAGCCTAATCCCGGCCCTCAGACAGACTTTCTAAGCGCATCTGAACGTGAGGTATTGTACGGTGGTGCAGCAGGCGGTGGCAAGAGTTACGCAATGCTTGCTGATCCTTTACACGGATTAAATGACCCAAACTTTAGTGGGTTACTTGTAAGACATACTACGGAGGAATTACGTGAGCTTATTCAAAAAAGCCAAGAGCTTTATCCTAAAGCTGTTCCGGGCATTAAGTGGTCTGAGCGTAAAAGTCAGTGGACTACTCCGAAAGGTGGTCGGCTCTGGATGTCGTATCTTGATAAAGATATGGACGTTACTCGTTACCAAGGTCAGGCGTTTAACTGGATAGGCTTTGATGAGCTAACGCAGTGGCCTACCCCTTATGCGTTCGATTATATGCGAAGTCGCTTGAGGTCTGCTCATAGTACAGACTTAGGTTTGTACATTCGTGCTACTACAAACCCAGGTGGTAGTGGTCATAGTTGGGTTAAAAAGATGTTTATTGACCCTGCACCTTCTAACAAAGCGTTCTGGGCAACTAACATAGAAACAGGGGATACTATTACGTTCCCTAAAGGTCACAGTAAAGAGGGTCAACCTCTGTTTAAGCGTAGGTTTATACCTGCTAGTCTGTTTGACAACCCATACTTAGCTGATACTGGTGACTATGAAGCTATGCTTCTGTCTTTGCCAGAGCACCAAAGAAAACAACTATTAGAGGGTAATTGGGATGTCAATGAAGGAGCAGCTTTCCCAGAGTTTAACAGATCCATTCATGTCATTGACCCTTTTGAAATCCCCGATAACTGGGTTAAGTTTAGAGCTTGCGACTACGGCTACGGTAGTTATACAGGAGTTTTATGGTTTACTGTCGCTCCCGACGAACAGCTTATCGTCTACAGGGAGCTTTATTGTTCTAAAGTTACAGCTTCTGATTTAGCTGATATGATACTGGAAGCGGAAGCTAATGATGGTGGTATGCGATATGGTGTTTTGGATTCTAGTTTATGGCACAACCGTGGTGATACTGGGCCATCACTGGCTGAACAGATGAATATGAAGGGTTGCCGTTGGCGTCCTTCTGATAGGTCTAGAGGCTCTCGTGTAGCAGGTAAAAACGAAATACATAGGCGTCTGCAGGTAGATGAGTTTACTGAGAAGCCCAGACTCGCTTTTATGAGTAACTGTACAAACACTTTAGCTCAAATACCTATTATACCTCTAGATAAGAAAAACCCAGAGGATGTAGATACTAAAGCGGAAGACCACCTATATGATGCCCTACGTTACGGCGTTATGACTAGACCCCGTAGTAGAAGTATATGGGATTTCACGCCTGACAAACCAAATCAGGGCTTTCAAGCACAAGACACAACATTTGGATACTAAAACATGGCAGATATTGACGAAGTAACTTTTGATACAGATGAAGTTGTAGCTGCAGAGGACGCAGAGGATAGCATCTTTGAAGCTAAATCTAGCATAGTATCCTTTGTTGATGAACGTTTTAGCAGGGCAGAAGATGCTCGTAGAAGTGATGAAGATAGGTGGCTACGTGCTTACCGCAACTATCGTGGTTTGTACGGGCCTGACGTAAAGTTTACAGACACAGAAAAGTCTCGTGTATTTGTTAAAGTCACGAAGACTAAGACCTTAGCTGCATATGGGCAGATTGTTGACGTACTGTTTGGGAACAATAAGTTTCCTATGTCAGTAGATCCATCTATTTTACCTGATGGTGTTGCTGAATCAGTACACATCAACATAGACCCTAATGCCGCAGCAGCCGGTGAAGCACTTAAAAGTGTAACACAAGACAAGCCTTCACGGCCCTACTTACTTGACGGTACTGAGAAGCTAAAACCCGGAGAAACGCTCGCAGATCTAAAGCAGCGTTTAGGGCCGCTCAGCGACAAGTTAGCATCCGTATCAGAAAAGGTTGTCGAAGGTGATGGCACAACGCCTACCACTGTTACATTTCACCCTGCTATGGTTGCAGCTAAACGAATGGAAAAGAAGATCCATGACCAGCTAAATGAGTCTGGTGCTTCTTTGCATTTACGCTCTATGGCATTTGAGATGGCCCTTCTTGGTATGGGTGTTATGAAAGGCCCATTTGCTGTAGATAAAGAGTACCCTAATTGGGATGACCAAGGTGAGTATGACCCACTTATAAAGACTGTACCTGAGTGTAACCATGTAAGTGTGTGGAATTTCTACCCTGACCCAGAAGCTACATCTATGGATGATGCTGAGTACACTATTGAACGTCACAAGATGTCACGTACACAGCTACGCTCGCTCAAGACACGCCCATACTTTATGGATGATGCTATTGATATGGCAGTAGCCAGAGGCCCAGACTATGTGCAGAAGCACTGGGAAATGACTATGGAAGACAATCAGGTTCATGCTGAGTCTGAGCGTTGGGAAGTACTAGAGTTTTGGGGTTTTGTAGATACAGCTATCTTAGAAGAGCACGGTATTAAGATACCTGCTTCCATGAAAGATTTAGATGAAGTAAGTGCTAATGTATGGATATGTAATGGTGAAGTACTACGTATGGTACTAAACCCGTTCAAGCCATCACGTATACCTTACTATGCTACCCCATATGAGCATAACCCGTACAGCTTCTTTGGTGTAGGTATTGCAGAAAATATGGATGATACTCAGACACTTATGAATGGGTTCATGCGTATGGCTATTGATAATGCTGCACTAAGTGGAAACTTGATCATTGAGGTTGACGAAACAAACATGGTGCCGGGCCAAGACTTATCTGTGTACCCAGGAAAAGTGTTTAGGCGTCAGGGGGGTGCAATGGGGCAGAGCATCTTTGGCACCAAGTTTCCCAACGTAGCTCAAGAGAATATGCAACTGTTTGATAAGGCAAGAGTTTTAGCGGATGAAAGCACTGGTTTCCCTTCTTTTGCTCACGGTCAGACAGGCGTGTCTGGAGTGGGTCGTACTGCTTCTGGTATTAGTATGCTTATGTCTGCTGCCAACGGCTCTATCCGTACTGTCGTAAAGAACGTAGATGACTACTTGATTCGCCCTCTAGGTAAGGCATTCTTTGCGTTTAACATGCAATTTGACTTTGATGAAACAATCAAGGGTGACTTAGAGGTACGTGCGTCTGGTACAGAGAGCTTGATGGCGAACGAAGTAAGGTCACAGCGTTTGATGCAATTCTTGCAAGTAGCACAGAATCCAGTACTAGCACCCTTTGCTAAGATGGATTACATTATTCGTGAGATTGCTAAGTCTATGGATCTTGACCCAGACAAGGTTACTAACTCCATGCAGGATGCGGCTATTCAAGCTGAGATCTTGAAGGGCTTTCAGCAGCCCACACAGCCCCCTGCAGGGCCAGAAGGTGTTGCAGCACCAGAGGGTGCTCCACCTCAAGGACAAGGCCCACAGGGCGTAGCTGATACGTCTGGTGGCGGTGGTTCGCAGATGGGTATAGGTACAGCCCCAACACCAGATGAGCAAGGGTTTACTGGTAATGTCGCTTAAACAGTTTGTAAATAATAAGCAAGCTATGGATGAGTTTAATGAGCTTATTGATAACCTTATAGGTACACAGCACAGAACTATGGAACAGGCTGGTTCTGTACAAGAGGTATACTCAGCACAGGGTGCTATTAGTACTCTAAGGCGTTTAAAGCTACTCAAGGAGATAGTGAATGGTTGACTATCGTAAACGTTTATCTGATATGACACCAGAAGAAAAAGCAGAGGTAGCTCCTTCTGCAGATAACTTTTCTAAAGTGTTTGGTGATAGGACAGAAGAACCTATGTCAGTCACCGCTGCTGATACAGCCGTAAGTTTAGCTACACCAGTTGACTCAGTAGTAGAAGTACAAAAAGAGTTACAAAAAGAAGAACCTGACTATCTAAAGATTGGTATGCTTGCTGGAGTTGAGGCTTTAGGTAGTATACCTGCTCTTGGCCCTGTAGCAAAGAGTATGGTACGTAAGGGAGCAGACTTAGCTAAACAGACTGATAATGTTATAAAGTTACCTCCTAAAAAAAGAAGCTTTGAAAATTTTAACTTTGATGAATTAAATCTTTCTGATGCTGAGATTGAAGCTTATGCAGATATTTACAATAGGCTTGGTGGAAGTAGAGAAGCTTTAACGAAAGCAGAAAAAAGAATAATTGATACTATCAAAGCTAGAGAACCTAAGATAGAAAAGGCTTTATCAGACGCTTTAGGTACTAACAAAGGCATAGTAACTTTACAGGACTACAAAAATGCAGTAGCAGCTACGACTAACTACGATAGTATTAAAGATGCTGCAAAAGCTATTGCAGATCAGGAACAACTACTCAACAAGATGGGTGCCTCTATAGCTAATGATATGTCTTTTGATGATGCTGTAGATTCTGTTTTTGATGTATACTACTCTAAAGGTGCTAGTAATGATGACCTAACTGAGAGCCTGTTAAACGCAGGGTATCAACAAGAGTTAGTGGATTATGCTGTAACGGAAAATGCTATTCGTAAATCTTACAACAAGTTTATTTCTAATAAAGGCACGGGAGATGTACCCTCAAAACCCAGACCTCTTACTTTAGATGCTACCTCTGACGCTGTAGATGATTTAGGTTTTTCTGAAAAAGATCTAGCTGATTGGAAAAAAGTAAACTACGCAAAAGATAAGTTTAGAATACCACCAGACGATGAAATGGCGGCTGCAGCTACTAATCTCCGCGAGGGAAAGATAACATCAGAAGAGTTTAGAAAACTATCAGATGAGAGACAACCTATTAAACCTATTACGGAGATGCCAAAGTTTCCAACAAAAGAAGAGGTTGTAAAGGCTTTACACGCCACAGACCCAAGAAAAACAAAGAAAGGTGTTTTAGGTGTAAATAAATCTATTGAAGATGGTACACTTATTTCTTCTAGACTAGATATACCTGCTTATAATAATTCAGATACTTGGGTTGTATCACTACACGATGGTTCGGTAAAAGATGGTAAAACCGTAGGTTATGGTCAGTCTGCCGTTCTTAACAATGTAAACTTCACCTCTAACCCATTAGCAGCTTCAAAGATTGCTACAGGTTCAGCAAAAACTACTATTGCTAGAATGCAAGGTGAGTGGCAGAATATGAATCCAGAAGAGGTTTATAAAACAGTAGAAAATCTGTTTGATGATCCTGAGTGGGTACAAGTAGGTATGAATCCTTATAGAGCTTCATACTTTTATGATAAAGCTGATGGTATGCCTGTTGTTTCGGCTGAACAAGTAATGCAAGTAGGCCCATTAGTATTTGCTAAAAAGGCAAAAAAGACAACGCCTGACGATCCTCAATTTCAGTTTGAGAATAAAGTCACAGGCGTTAAAGCAAATTTTAACGAAGGTGGAATGGCTATGGATGAACAGACTCAAATGGCCTTTGCGCTGGGTGGCTCAGTAGAAGATGTAGATCCTGTATCAGGTAATGAAGTACCTACAGGTTC